AATCGGTTTATATATGCAGAACAAGAAAACGACATCTGACCCAAAATAAAAGCCCGCCCAACTGACCGCCCATACAATACACCTCTTTTTATTTTGCGGTGCATCCAGATTGGATTAAAACTATCTGATTTGGATGCACTCGATGAAGGGTTCGTACTGGACATGATGACCGAGGCGGGCAACGATGGATATAAGGATTATAAACAATTAGCAACGCAAGAAGATTTCGAGAGGTTCGCACATGGCGGCTAATAGGATAAAAGGTATTACCATAGAGATAGACGGTAATACCAGTAAACTACAGGATTCGCTAAAGGATGTCGATAAGCAATTAAAAACGACACAATCGAACCTGAGAGATATTAATAAATTACTAAAACTAGACCCGAAGAACACCGAACTCGTTGCCCAAAAGCAGAAGAACCTTAAAGAGGCAATCGACCTGACTAAAAAGCGTCTTGACGCACTTAAGAACGCCCAAACTGAAGCACTGTCACCCGAACAGTATGACGCACTGCAACGGGAAATAATCGAGACAGAAACAAACCTTAAAAGTCTTGAAACCGAGTACGACAACCTTAACACAGCATCAGACAATGCGCTGAAAAGTGCGGGCGAAGCGATCCAGAACGCCGGTACGAAAGTCACGCAAGCGGGGCAGAAGGTCACAAAAGTAGGTGATTCAATCGGTTCAGCCGGTAAGAAAATCGCACCTGTTTCGGCGGCTGTTGCGGGTATCGGTGTTGCGGCGGTTAACTCTGCTAAAGAGTTAGATGAAGGATACGACACCATCATCACCAAGACCGGCGCAACCGGGAAAGCGGCTGAAGCATTACAGGATCAGATGGATAATGTTTTCACATCTGTTCCGACAACCGCCGCTGAAGCGGGAACGGCAATCGGTGATGTTACAACCCGCTTTGGTTTGTCGGGTGATAAACTTGGTGAAGTATCAAAAACATTCATTAAGTTTGCCGACATAACCGGCACTGATGTCAGTTCAGCAATAAGCAACACCGACAGCATTATGGAAAAATTCGGTGTTGATACTGATCAGGTTGACAGTGTACTTGGTATCATGACGGCAACCGGGCAAAAGACCGGCGTGTCAATGGATACTCTTTATGGGTCGTTATCGAAGAACGGTAGCACCTTAAAAGAGATGGGTTTGACCCTTGGGCAATCTGTCACCCTGTTGGGAAACCTTGAAGCAAACGGTGTTGACACTTCAACCGCAATGACAGCACTGTCAAAAGCAAATCAGGCGGCGGTTAAACAGGGTAAAAGCCTCGACACCGTTTTAAAAGACGGTATCACCTCGATCAAGAACGCAAAAACAGAAACAGAAGCACTGCAAATAGCGACAAACCTGTTCGGCAAAAAGGGCGCAACCGAAATGACACAGGCGATCCGTGAGGGTCGCTTTTCCATTGATGATTTAAACACATCAATGGACACGTACGCCACAACGGTTCAAGATACCTACGAGGAAACACTTGACCCGTGGGATAAGATGACAGTTTCCATGAACAGCCTAAAACAGGCGGGGGCAGAACTGGCATCAACACTGTTCGACACGCTGAAACCTGTTATTGACCAAATTGTCGAGGCGGTTAAGGGGTTTACAACATGGTTTAACAGCCTGAGTGACGGACAAAAACAACTGATAATCAAAATCGGTTTGATTGTTGCCGCCGCCGCACCGTTATTGATCATGCTAGGCAGTGTTATCAGTTCCATTGGTGGCATGATTTCGGTTGGGGGAAAACTGATAACAGGTTTCGGAAAAGTCACTACCGCTATTTCGGCGGCGGGTGGTTTGATACCCGCTATCACTTCATTAGGAACAGCAATAGCACCGTTCTTAATCGGTGGCGCAATTATCGCCGGTGTTATAGCGGCAATAGTCCTGATTGTTAAGAACTGGGACACCATCAAGAAGGGACTTGCAAACCTTTGGAAGGGAATACAAGCATTTGCCGGGAATGTGGTAAAGGGTGTAAAAGACCTTGGCGGAAAAATCGCCGAAGGTATCGGAAACATAAAAACCGCAATCGGTACGAAAATGAACGAGATCAAAACCGTGTTTGGGAACATCTGGGGCAACATAAAAACCACGTTTTCGCAGACATGGCAGAACATCAAAACCAATGTTCAGACCAACATACAGAACTTGGTCACTTCGTTCAGTAACTTAAAAACCAAAGTTGCAAACATATTCGGAAACATCCTGAGTGCGATTACATCACCTTTCAGAAAAGCATGGTCGGCAATCACCGAGTTTGTGGGAAAGATTAAGAATGCATTCAACTTTAAACTTGAGTTGCCAAAAATCAAACTTCCGCATATCAGCGTCAAATGGAACAAGGTAGGGGACTTTTTGAAGATTCCCACATTGTCGGTTAAATGGTATAAGAAAGCATATGACAACCCGATGATTTTCAACAGACCGACAGTATTGCAGACACCGTATGGTGCAAAGGGGTTCGGTGACGGTAGCGGCGGCGAAATGGTCTACGGTCGAAACAACCTGATGCGTGATATACGGGCGGCGGTTAGTGATACCGGCGATATAACAATCAATGTCTATGGTGCTGAAGGTCAGAACGTGAACCAGTTAGCGGACGCAGTTTCAAGACGATTGACAGCACTTCAGAAACAGAGGCAAGCGGCGTATGTCTAGGAATTATATAAATTATGACGGGACAGACCTTCGGGATTATGGTTTATACATTTCCGGGAGTAACGTATTCAATGCGCCTGAGAGAGCATACAACGAAATTACCATACCGGGCAGAAATGGAACTCTGTTAGGGTCTGAAAAGCGACTTGAAAATATCCCGGTCGTTTATCCGTCATTCATTTATAAAGATTTTAAAGTGAATAGTGCGGGTCTGCGGTCGTTCCTTCTGTCCAGAATAGGATACAAAAGGTTAATGGATACATACCACCCGTCAGAGTTCAGACTTGGATTCTATGCGGGTGGACTCGATGCGGAGATGACCTCTAAATTAGATGCGGGACAGTTCGATCTAACATTCAACTGCAAACCGCAAAGGTATCTGATAAGCGGCGAAACACCGATTACGTTGACGGCATCAGGCACAATAAACAACCCGACATTATTCGATGCACAGCCGCTAATCAGGGTATACGGTACAGGCTCAATCACCGTTAACGGTGTTACCATCACGATTTCTGAAGCGGACGGGTATACTGACATCGATTGTGAAATCATGGAGGCGTACAAAGGGAACGTATTGAAAAACTATGCAGTTTCCCTTGATTCAACTGATTTCCCTGTACTATCTGCCGGTGACAATGCTATCTCGATGAGCGGCGTAACATCCGCAATCATAACACCTAGGTGGTGGACTTTATGATACCTATTTTATTTGACCATTCAGAAACCGCTTTTACTTCAAACGGTATATGTAGATTAGTCGATTGTATTCGCTGTGAAGTAACCGAGGAACGAAACGGGGTTTATGAATGTGAATTTGAGTATCCTGTTACGGGCAGACATTATGACGAAATCACAATCGACAGGATTATATACGTTACGCATGACGATTCTAAGCAACCCGAACCGTTCGATATATACAAGCGATCAGCACCGATAAACGGAATCGTCACGTTCAACGCCCACCACATTTCATACCGTTTAGGCAATATCCTACTTGACCCGTTTACGGCTACTTCGTGCGTGACGGCATTAGCGCAGTTTAATAATTACTCGATGACGGAAAACCCTTTTACATTCCACACGGACAAGGATGTGGTGTCGGAATTTTCCGTCACCATACCCGTGAGCATAAAGAAAATGCTAGGTGGTACGGAAGGGTCTATCCTTGATGTATACGGTACGGGTGAATATGAGTTTCGGAAATTCCGTGTTGATTTCTGGTTACATCGTGGACAGGACAAGGGCGTAGTTATCAGATATGCCGATTCCTTGAGCGACTTAACCCACGAACTTGATTATTCGTCATCGTACAATACGGTTGTTCCCTATTGGGCGAACATGGATAAAACCGAAATCGTGACATTGCCCGAAAAATATGTATTCAGCAATGTTGCACCGACCATTTCCAACAACTGGACGGAGGACGGCACACCGATCACAGACGATTCCGGGAACATCATAGAGTTCATGACAACCGATGGAAAAGCCGTACCGCTTGACCTGTCGGATGCATGGGAAGAACCGCCAACAGAGGAACAGTTAAGGGCAAAAGGACTCGATTACCTCAATAATTCACGGGCGTGGATTCCTTCCGAAAACCTTCGTGTTGATTTCGTTGCATTGTGGCAAACAGAGGATTATGCCAATGTTGCGCCATTGCAGACGGTCAACCTGTGCGATACGGTAACGGTGCTTTATCCAGAATTAGGAGTAAATACCAAGGTCAAAGTCATCAAGACCGTATACAACGCATTACTCGACAGATACAGTGAAATCGAACTTGGTGATCCCGTTTCTTCATTTGCTGATACCGTGACCGCACAGGCATCGGCAGAGGTAAAAGAATCACCTTCTTTCTTGTCATCCATTGCCGGTGAGGTAATGAGGGCAACTGATAAGATAACCGGCATGAACGGGGGTTATGTTGTCATTGATTCTGATTCTGCGGGACATCCGTATCAGATCCTGATAATGGATTACCCTGATAAAGCATCTGCTGTTAACGTGATGCGCATAAATAATGCGGGCATCGGTTTTTCAACAAACGGGTATAACGGTCCTTTTACATCCGCATGGACACTTGACGGGCGTTTTGTTGCGGACTTCATCACGGCGGGAACGCTGAACGCTAATTTGATTCGCACGGGCATCATACAGGGTCAGACAGGCGGCAATTTCTGGAATCTCGACTCAGGTGAATTTTATACCGCAACCGATGACAGAGGCGTAAATATAAAAAATGGTCGTGTGTTCTTCTACGATCCGAATGACCCCGATTTCAATGGATACCTGACAACAGGTCAAATGTCCGTGCGTAATGAACTGGACGATATGACCGCAGACCCGGTAACAATGGTCGGGATGTTTTCAACATCTGAATGGCTAGAGTTCGGAACAGTTGACACGATGGGCAACACGCACAAAGGTGTTAGCCTTTACACGGGGGAAACAAGCCTAACAGATGTCCCATCAGGAACATTATACACTGGTAGCGTTCATGCAAATACCAAGGGTTCGAATGTTGAAGCACAGTATTATGTTCTGTCCCGTGGACAGATAAAAACAACAGAAAGAACAGGCGGCGGCACGGAGAGCCTTAATATTTCTCGAAGTTCGCAAGTTTACGGCTTGTGGTCGAGTGGTTACTATGTCGGAACACGGTTAAATGTCGTTGATGATACAAATCCGGGTGATGGAAATATAAGGTGTAAGACCCTTACTCAGACATCGGACGAACGGTTAAAAAATATCATTGATTGGGATGACCGTTACTTTGACGCACTGGAAGACATTGAACCCGTTTTGTATAAGTGGGTGAACGGTGATAGCGGAATACACGCCGGTTTCATTGCTCAACAGGTAAAACAGGCACTTGAAAAACACGGTTTAGATCCTTCTGGAATCGTTGGTGATGGTGAATATTTAACACTGCATTACGATTCTATTTTCACGTTGTTATTAAAACGACAGCAGAAGAAAATCGAGGATATGGAAAAACGCCTTGAGAGGTTAGAAAAATTATGCGTATAGCAGACCTTCCAGAGTCGACAACATACGATGACGGATATATACCGTTAGACCTTGACGGAGCAACATACAAAACACAGGTTGAAAACATTACGCCAAACATAGCGAACAATGTTTCAACCACCTCTGCGGGTTATGTATGGGCGGCAAGACAGGGCAAATTGCTGAAGGACAGGATTGATGAAAACACCCAAGGCATTGCAGAATCAAACGGCGTTGTAACAACAGGAATTATAGTGGAAAATGACCCGTGGACACTGTACCAATCACGGAACAACAATACTGATACACTGTACTATCCACGAAACGCCAAAGAGATCCTGATTACGGTTGAAGCACTTTCTTACAACAACTTTATTTTTAATGCGGTTTATGTTCCCGGTGCATTCTCAGGAACTGTTAATTTGCAAGTGGCGGGTTGGTCATCAACAACATATGGCAGTTCATGGTATTACATCCCTGTAAATTCAATTACCAGAGCAATCGGAAGTGTTGGCGGTAGTCATTCAGATGACAGCATTAAAACAAAGGTGTATTACAGATGATCATTTCTGATTTACCAGAAAAAACAAACATTGATAGTTCGTATTATCTGCCGTTGGACATTAGCGGGGACGCTAAAAAGATAAGTGCAGACAAGGTTCTTCCGCATATCGCTAATAACCTCACAACTACCAATGTTCAATATGCATTGGATGCGTCACAGGGCAAGGTTTTAAACGACCTGATTCTTGCAAATGCCGCAACCCTTGACACAATGCAAGCATCTATTGATGTTGGTTTCATTTTCAAGGCGCAACCGTGGCAATTATACAGGACACGGACAACTAATAATGGATACCTTGCATATCCTTCAGATGCTAATGAGGTTATGGTCTGTACGTGGGACAACACTAATTTAACCGTGTTTAGTTCGCTTTTTATTCCGGGCGAACAAACAGCATCATTCAACCTTCTTTTGGGCGGTTATTATCAGTTGCAAAGTTCAAACCGTAATAATGCGTATGTTTATATTACAGTTGACCCGGCAAATAACAGGGTATCCAATATAACGGGTTCTATTAACTTTAATACAAGTTCATACGATACGGATATAACGACAAATAGCGATTGGACAACGCAAATTTGGTATAGATAGATGGAAATAAACGCACTACCAGAAATTACAACCGAAACAACTGGATACGTGATAGCGGACAACGGGACAACCTACAAGGTCAGCACCGATGTTATAAAGGGTGAAGTTGAAAACAACCTATCAACTACAACACCCGGCGCACAACTGGACGCAAGACAGGGTAGATTGCTAGGTATGTCTGAAACAGAGAACGAGTCAAAACTGATTGCAATCAATGCCGTTATTGATTCTGAACTTGCCGAAAACAGATCGATGCAACGTATGAGGCTACCGGGTGAAGACACCGAGAACGTGATACCGGCGAACGCATCCGATATGTTGGTAATGATCGGATACAGTTACACGAACGCATTCGGAAGTTATACAGATGTATACCCACGTTTGTACAATCCGCAGTTAGGTCAGCGGGTTATGTGTGTTGGCGGCAATTATGACGGCTCATATGGTGTCAGATTAATAGTCAACGCCAACCCCGGGGGTTTAAATTCGATCAACGTAGCGTATCACGGACGAACAGCAACACGGGATACAAACGCACTTGATTATTTCAGAATATATAAAGAACAGTAAACCTTTGCACATGAGGAAAAAAACATGGACACAATTGTAACACCCGTCACTGTCATTACGTTAGACAGTACAAGAATCGTACACAGCATAAAAGCGGATTTAGTCGCTAGGTACTTCCCGCCTGTTGTCCGTCTGGTACAGTATGATATGAGTCTGCCGGTTATCGCCGTTTCACTCATGCAGAACGGACAGACTTATACTTTACCAAGCGGAGCGGCGGCGAATATCAGGGTACATAAACCCGATGCAACATACGTTTATAATCCCGCACTTGGTTGCGACTCTACCAGAAACATAGTTTATTTTGAAGTCACACAGGCAATGGCGGCGGCAAACGGTGACGGACTTGCAATCGTTGAAATTGTTGTTGATGGTGACATTGCGGGAACATCATTAATCACTTTGCATTTCGAGGAAAACCCTGTTCCTGAGGATGCAATCGAATCATCCGATGAATGGGAAACCATTTATGAGTTAGGCGAAAGAATCATCGCATCAACTGTGACCCCCGTATCAACAGCGGCGGGCATGACCGACCATAATGTCGTTTACCTGTACACCGGCACTGAGTCGGGGTGGAATCAGGGACATATGTATTACTACAACGGCACTGCGTGGGTTGATGCCGGTATCGCTGTTACTGATAAGACCTTAACCGTTGAGGGACTTGCGGCAGACGCAAAAAAAACAGGTGAAGAAATAGCGGATTTAAAGGACGGTTTAAAATACAACGGAATCGGGGAAAATATTACTAAAACACCGTTTATTATTACCGCTAATGGGAAGTGGGCGAAAAGTTCGGATCAATACGCAGGGATTTGGGAGTGCCAACCCGGAGATTTATTAGCAATCGAAGCGAATGCCAGTTATGGAACAGTAATGGCATTTCTGACAGATATTTCAAATATGCAAACTGGAAATATTCCGCAGTTTGCTACAGGATATAGCAATCGAATCAGTTTGGTGAATAATACCTATGTTTTTTATAAAGTCCCAGATGATTGCAAGTATTTATGGATATACCTTTTCGATGGCACAAAAAGTGTAGTTCCAAATTATCTATACTTTAATGGCGAGAATTTCTTAAACGACCTGTCATATCGTATAAATAATAAAGTAAAAGTAACAAATCAGTACCTTCCGGCAGATATTTTTAGGATTGGATGTTTTCTTTCAACTGGGGCATTTGATAAAAACGAAACCAGATTCATGAGTGTACCATATCCGATTTATACAAACGTAGATTTGTACATTCACACTCAAGAAGGCGTTTATGTATACGTAATGATTCTCAATGATGACCTGACAATATATAAAGAATGGATGGCATTAGACCATAAATCAACGATACATATACCAAAGAATAAGAGATTTGTTATAGGTTTCCGTGATGTTTCAGATATTGTGGAAGTTGTTGAAAATATGGTTATAACAACTTCTCAGGACGATTACAACCTTACAAGCCAAAATACGAATTATTTCATTTCGTCTGGAAAGTTTTTAACCTATGGAGAGGATTTGTCAAAACTTATTAAAGTATCATCTGGCGATAAAATTTATATTAAAACAAGTAAAACAATCTTTCTATATTTGTTGGGAGATGATACGTTAAATTATAAAGAAACAGCAACAATACTCAACGAACAACCCAACGTGACCATTGGACAAAAAGAGATAACTATCCCGAATGATTGCAAATATGTTTTGATTGATAACGCAAGCAAAGGGTTGTGCAGTGCAATACTAAACAATATCTATGATTGTTACAATCACAGATACATCACTACTTTTGATGAGGGGTTTATTGTACGCAGAGAAGATATTTCCGCTGGAGATTTAAGAGAAATTCCTACATCGTCAAGTGATTACCTTGCGACAAAAGTAAAACTGTCATCCGGTGGAGATAGTAAAAGATTTTCCAAAAGAGTGCTTGCGGTAAACCATGACGATCTTACGAAGAGCGATTACGGGTATGTCAGAAAAATATACAACAAATATGGATACCATGCAAATTTCTCATTCATTTTGAAACCGTTTGGAAGTCTAACAGAAATGCACGAGTTTATCAACGGTGTTCGGGAAATGCTCAAAGACGGGAATGATATTGGACTTCACGCAATTATGAGCAGTTCATTTTGGTGGATGAATAAATTGCAGGATGTTCGACCTAACGTTTTAACAACGTTTGCTCCGAGCCTTGGCGATATTCAAAACAATTACAATTCAACCCGTTTTACAAAAAAAATAACTGCAAGCACAAAAGTCAACAGTATATATATCGGCGCAGGTACAGAGAAAACGTTTGGCGAGATTTCAAGTGCTGACTTTAAGGCTCTCAATGCAACATACACATTTTTCCTTGGAGGCGAAACGATTACAGGACTTGACCTTGTTGGGCAGACACAATCGTGGAATAAGATAAGATGGCTTGAATATTGGTATAATGCGTTAATTGACGACTCAATGGGATTTTCGAATAACGGAAATGATATTTTGGCTAATTTCATAAATACATATAATGTGCCGAGCGGAACAGCACAAACAGCAGAAGCATATAATCAATATTATCCCGATGCGGCGCATCTTCTTTCCGGGAAAATTGTCTTTTTTGATGACACTACAAATCCGCATTACAACGACAATTCATATCAAAAAGTTGGAAGATTTAGCAAGGGATTGTACAAAGGACACGCATCCTGTTGTAATTATGAGATTCAAGAAGTCTGCATCGAAATAGCAAAAGCGTTCCTTCGGTATTATGTACAACACGAAACTCTTACCGCATTTGATAGGCATGGCGTGAAATACGTTGATATGTGTTGGTTGCGTGATTACATCAACGCTTTTGACGATTACGCAGGCGTGAGCGTTGCAGGTGAACACGGGCGTGTATATGACACAAAATTGGGAATCTTTGAAACGCCGCAGGACATTCTGATAAGACAGGGAATAACTTGCAGTACGCATTTTACGCCATACGTGTTAATGTATGAAGTTTCAGAAGGTCTTTATTTTGGTCAAGCAGAAAATAAAGGGCAATATTTTATGTCGGCGAGAGCATATGGCGATGTGACAAACTATCTTGATCTAATCGGAACTGAGCAAGGATTTAAGTTTGGCGAAGTATACACGCAAACCAACATGCACAATTTCTTTGACGGTAAAGGCGACCCGATAAAGTATGCTTATGAAAACGCAGGCAAGCAAATCACAAGCAAAACCGGGGACGTTGCGTATGTGCATCAATTCTTTAGATTGTGCATTGACGCAATCAGAACATCTTTTGCCTCAAACAAGATTCCCGTATTAAGTCTTGACACGATTAAAATCAGTGCGAATGAAATGTGGGCGATGGAACTGCTGTGTCAATACTGCCAACAGCATGATATTGAGATTGTTCCGCTGAGACGAGCGCAGGAGTTAGCAAATAGTTTGGAATTGGAATACAAGAAGAATTATTTTATTAATCCTGCGTTTAATCAAAAATTGCTTGTTGACTTTGGTGGGGCATCATCATCACCTTATGCCAACATCCCTGACGGATGGCAAGTTTGGAGCGCAAACTATTTAACCGATTCTTCCGGTCTTACAAGTGAAGTGAACGAAAATGCACAGACCGGGGAACGAACATGGCGGGTCAAAAATACTGGCAGTTTAGTCACAACAACAATGAAAGTGTTTGGACTTCCTGCCGGGCGTTACAGATTTAGTCTTAAGGGAATAGCAAACGTAAGCGGCTCTCATGCGGCGGTAGAAGTGTATGTAAAGAAGAACAAAGATTTTATCGAATTACGTCCTTTTTTTGCTACACAGAACATGAGTACGCCCATTCTATCAAGCAACTACACAGCGCAGGAATACGTGGAATACAGTTGTGAGTTTACGATACCAGAGAAAACTTATAAAACGGTTGATTATTCTAATCCAGCGAGTGCGTGGACAAAAGGATATGGTGATAACGTTTCAAATGTTACAATTATACTTTATCACCATACAGACGATGATACGACATTCAAAGAGCCAAAATTAGAAATGATCTAAAGGGTGCTTTAACGTACTTGCAACCAACTTGCAACTAACTTGAAACTAGGTTGCTTTACGGTAACTGCAAATTAAAAACGGGTATCGTGTTTTTAACTTTAGGGTGGATTCGTCCACCCTTCACTTATTATAAGGAAGGTATTCGATATGGAAACATTCAACGAAATTACTTTTACACACAGGTATTGGATTCTTCTTTTGCCTCTTGTACTGATGTCTGCGGACATCGTAACAGGATGGATACAGGCAACCATTAATAACACATGGGATTCTACCAAGATGCGTACAGGGTTGTTCCGCAAGTCGGGAGAACTTCTGGTTATCGTGGTTGCATATGTTATCTATGTGGCGATTGAGTTACCCGTTGATGTTCCCGCCTTTATAGCGGGGTATATCATCATCATGGAAATCATTTCGGTCTGTGAGAACCTAGATCAGGCGGGGATTCCCATGCCGACATGGATAACAAAGAAACTCAAGAAGGTAGCGGAAGAACTGAACGAGGGTGAAGAACATGACGATACCTCAGACGGCGTGTGATTGGGCGATAAAAACCGCTAATGATCAGAAACACGGATATTCACAGGCGAACCGATGGGGAAACCCTGATTATGATTGTTCATCGTTCGTTATATCTGCATACAAGAACCAAGGTGTGAATACCGGCAATGCAACCTATACCGGCAATCTGTCCGACTTACTGAATCACGGATTCAGCGATGTTACCAAATCAGTGAACCTATCAACCGGGAACAATCTGCAAGCCGGTGACATTCTTTACTACCACATATCAGGTACAAACGGTCATGCCGCAATGTATGCGGGCAATGGTCAGATCGTACACGCACGGGGGCAATCATACGGTTCACCCGCACCCGGTGACCAAGGGTCAGAAATTGCTGTGTGTCCGTATTACCGGGGGAAATGGCAACACGTATACAGATATACCGGCAACGGCACACCGATCAAGACACCGACAGCGGCAACACCTGTCAAAGAGGTCTGCAACGTATCCGTGACCCTTCCGCTTGTGATGTATGGGTCTGTCGGTTCTGCGGTCGCAGTGTGGCAACAGATTATAGGCGTGAAGGTCGATGGTGAGTTCGGCGCAAAGACAAAAGCCGCAACTTTAACATTTCAAGCGAACCACGGATTGAAAGTAGATGGTGAGGTCGGTAAAAAATCGTGGACAGCGGGATTAAATGAGTTAACTTAATATACGTAAGTATATACTTAAGTAGGGGCAGAAAAAATCTGCCTCTTTTTTTATTTTTTTAAATATGGTGCTTGACATATATTATATATGGTGCTATACTTATATCAAGATAAGATACAACATAACAATAACAATTAAACTAAGGGAGGTTTTATCATGGCAAAGGCAATGGCAAGAGGAACAATCGAGATGAGCGCAGAGAACAAGAATTGGTACGACAGAAAAGGTTATCACATGACAGGCGAAACGCTTACACTTGGAGACGAGAACAGCAACTGCACATACGTTGTTTTCAAAGGTTCTTGGACAAGATACGACACCGTTAGGGATTGCGGCGATCATTACATCAAGGCACAGTACAGCAGATATGACAGAATCGACAAAGCAACCCTTGAAATCACAAGAGATGTAGAGGATAGATAACAAGCCGAAACCCCTTCGGGGGTCATGCAAGGGATGGCAACCCGGCATCTGATGATGGCAAGCCACACAGAAAGGAGAACAATATGAGTACATATTTTGAGGAACATTATTTTTGGACACACATACCAGATGATTGCAAGAAAGCAATATCTGAACTTCGCAGGATGAAAGTGAATAACCTTCTAGCAAGAGACATGGAAGAAACGTTTGCTGATGTATGGTGGCTAGTGTTGCATGAAGTTGATTTGTATGCTGAAGGTGAGTTTTGCCGGGAGGCAAGCCGGTCATCCGATGGTGAAGGTGAGCCAAGTGCTATGAATATGAAACAGGCACAGGCGGCAGACAGATGGCTTGTAAGGTGGAACGAGTTAGCAATCAAATATAGTCTGCCCGGGAACTTCACCGAGTACCATGATAAGTATATCGGCAGTTTCGGTGAGGACGGTGTAGGCGTATATGGTGGACAGTTGATTTAACAAGACACACCGAGCCGGGGCGGTTACCCCGGCAGAAAGGGCAATGATGGAATACAAAGGTTTCTATATTGATGATTGTATGTATGGCATGATTACCGTTCAGTATTGCGGTGATGATGTGGTATTCGGAACAGTAGATGAGGCGAAACAGTTTATTGATGAGATTGCGGAGGTGTAAAAATATGTGGGAACTGGTTATTGTTTGGGCATCTGGAGAAAAGGAAGTTGTTGAGTACGACAGCAGACAGAGAGCAACTCAGGGCGGCAGAAACTATGAAATGGCATTCGGCGCACAGGTTTCTTGGTGGTGCGTAAGGGAAAAGAGGTAACAGCATGAAAACGACAGAAGCACAGGCAAGAGCAACCAAGAAATACCAGAAAGCAAACACTCGGATGTTCACACTGCGGTTGAACCTCAACACAGACATGGACATCATAAACAAACTGGAACAGGTCGAGAATAAACAAGGGTACATAAAACAACTGATCAGGACAGATATAGCGGGGCATTGACCCCGCTTTAATTTTAGTCATCTTTTAGTCATCCCATAGGCACAAAATATGGTTTTTATATCACATTTCTGTGTTATATCACAACACTTTTAAAGAACGAGAAAACCGCACAGTTGACACGTTTTTCGGTTTTTCATGTCAACTATGCGGTTTCTGCGATTTCTGCCGGTAGTGGGACTCGAACCCACACGAAAAACACCTATAAACCGCATAAATAAAGCATTTTTAAATTCTGCTAGTCATCCCGCCGGTCATCCTATATTCACAGATTTTGAAAAATGTTCGTTTATCCGGGTGTTCATTTCCTTCTGGATGTCGGTCATTGTGTTGCGGTATACACGGCGCATGACATATTCGGTTTTATGTCCAGACCGAGAAATGATGTATTGATCTGGCACGCCGATAGCATGGAAAAGTGAAATTGCATAATGCCTGAGGTCATGTAAACGGAAGTGCGGCAGACCGGCACGGTTGCGAACCCGTCTGAAACGGTCAGAAAGGGCGGCAGGAGTGTCTCCGTTGATTATGTAACCGAATCCCCTACCTAATGCCTTGATGACCTCAGAGGGCAAAATAACGGTTCTGTACGATGCGTCTGTTTTGGGTCTTTCCTTGTATACCCATTTTTTATTATCGCCACGTATGCACGCCCGTCTGATCGTGACGGAATTGTTTTCCCGGTCTATATCTTCATAGCGCACGGCACAAGCCTCAGAACGCCTGACAGGACAGAACACGCACAGCAGAACCATCTTGTAAAGGTTCTTGTCTGTCTTTATCTCTTGAATCATCTGCTCAACCTCTGCCGTTGTCGGCGTGTATAGATCGGGACGGATGCGGGGCGGCAGAGTAGTAGTAAATACGAAATCAGGACGGAACATTTTAACGGATGCGGAAAGCAGACCGTGTATGTTGCTGACCGTCTTTGATTTTAATTTAAGGTCTGATATA